GGTAATATATAATAAAGGTTATTTGTTTCTGTGGCACAATCGACAGTTAAATTAATAGTTGATGCACAGAACGCAATAGCACCATTAAAAAGGGTTAATGAACAAACAAAAGCTTTAAGTAGTTCTACAGATAAATTAAAAGGCAGATTGGATAAAAGTAATAGGTCTTTAAAAAATACTGGAAGTTCAGCACGAGCAGCGTCGACAGGTGTCAAAAGTTTAGTAGGTGCATTAAAACCTTTATTAGCAGCATTAGCTGTTGTACAGTCTGCAAAATTTGTTTTATTTCAAACAGCACAATTAGAAACACAAAGAAAAAGTTTAACTGTTTTAACTGATAGTGCAGCTAAAGCGGCAGAAATTATCGCAGAAATAAAAGCGTTTGGTGCTGTTACTCCATTTAAATCATCTGAATTAATTGAAGTTACAAGAAGAATGAAAGCTTTTGGATTTGAAACAGATCAAGTCGTGGATATTACAAAAAGAATAGCTGATATTGCTGGTACTGCTGGTGCTGATATTAATAATGTGGCATTAGCAATTGGTAAGGTTCAAGCTAAAAATAAATTTATGCAAGAAGAAAACGTGATGCTTTTAGAAAAAGGCATAAACGTGACAAAAGAATTAGAAAAAATTACAGGCATGACAGGAGAGGAACTTGCCAAAGCTATGAGTAAAGGAAAAGTTGGGGCTGATTTGTTTAGGCAGGCAATTATTAATTTAACAAGTGAGGGTGGTGAATTTTTTGGAGGTGCATCTGCTCAAAGTGACACTTTAGCTGGTAAATTTAGCACTTTAGTCGATGGCATTGAGACTTTGGCACAAATTGTAGGAGAAAGATTACAGCCAGCATTAAAAGGTGCTTTAGATGTGGCGATTGATCTTGTGACAAGTGTAAATCAAGCTATAGCTGCATCATCAATAACAGATGTAGATAAAAAAGCATTTAAGAAACAAGCTGAAAACATTGTTCAACAACAAGCTGGCGGTTTTCTTGGTATGGTTGGTGGCCCTTTTGGTATGGGTGAAGTAAAAGTAAATTTTGAGGGTCAAGAGTTTAAAGGTCAACCAGCCGCAGTTCAATCTCAGATAACAAATGCTTTAATAAATGCGGAAGTTGCAAAAAGATTAAAAGAACAACTAGAAACACAAAAAAAATTAGAAAAAGCTACAAAAAAAACAACAGAACCAACAAAAGAAATAGCTGAAAAAACAAAAGAAACTGTTACAGCAATAGAATCGCAAGTTACTGTCTCAGAATTATTTAACAAAAGTTTAGGAGAAACTAGTTTTTTTGTTGATAACTTAAATCTTGGCTCTAATAAATTTGCAGATGCACTAATAAATGTAAAAAGCGAAGCAGATCGACTTAAAGAAACATTTATGGAGATTGGTCAAGGTATAGAACAAGGGATTGTCTCTAATCTTACTGATGCTGTGATGGGAACACAGACACTAGCACAGGCAGCAGTGAATGTATTAAATCAACTAAAAAGAAAACTTGTAGAGGTCGCTATACAAAAGGCTGTTTCTGGCATAGGAAACAGAGTAGGAGGATTTTTAGGTGGTTTGTTTGGTGGTAGAGGAGGTGGAGGATTATTCTCTGGGGGAGGTGGGTCTGGTGTTAAATTCGGATCTGTTAATCTTGGACTAAGTTCTGGATTAGGTTTTGCAAACGGAGGAAGGCCACCAGTAGGAAGAGCCTCATTAGTTGGGGAGCGTGGCCCTGAGATGTTTGTTCCTTCCACTGCTGGCACGATTATTCCCAACAACAAACTGGGAGGAGGTACAACTAATATTGTAAATGTTTCCGTTGATGCGTCTGGTTCTGCTGTATCTGGTAATAATCAAGATGCACAGGCATTAGGTAATGTTATAGGTGCTGCGATTCGTGCAGAACTTATTAAAGAAAAACGTGCAGGGGGTTTATTAAGTAGGTAATGGCAACTTTCCCATCAATCCAGCCAACATATTCTGGCTTCAGAAAATCAAGCTCACCAAAGGTAAGAACAACAGCTTTAGGTGATGGCTATCAGTTCAGAGCCTTATTTGGCTTGCCTTTAACACAAGACCCTAAAGTATATGATCTTACTTTTGTAGTGTCTGAAGAGCAATCAGATATCATAGAGGCTTTTTTAAGAAGTAGGGTTAATGACCAAGCAAGTTTTGACTTTACCCCACCAGCCGAAGGGTTTACAAAAACTGGAACTTATTCTCAAAGTGGTACAACTGTGACAATAACAATTTCAAATCATGGCCTTGCTCTTGGTGATATTGTAACGATTGACTATACATCTGGTTCTGCTGTTGATGGTTCTTTTGTTGTTGCTACAACGGCTGATGATAATACTTTCACTGTGACGGCTGCGTCAAGTGCAACAAACTCAGGAAATGTTTCTGTGACTTTATCTGGTGCTGGTAAATTTATCTGCAAAACTTGGTCAAAACAAATTCCATATAATAACAGGTCTATAATTACAACAACATTTGAGGAGGTATTTGAACCATAAATGGCAATCCCTTTCGCAGAACTTCAATCTTTATCTAATAAATCAATAATAGAGTTGTATTCAATAACTCTTGTCTCTGCATTACATGGCTCAACAAATGTAAGCCGTTTTCATTCTGGTGTGGGCATGAACAGCAACGCTTCAATAATATGGCAAGGCAACACATACGATAAGTTTCCAATCATTGCTGAAGGTTTTGAATATACAGGTAAAGGCACACTGCCTAGACCAACTCTAACAGTCTCAAATATTCTTGGAACTATTACTGCATTAATGGCAACAGCAAACGCTACAACACCATTTAATGACTTGCAGGGAGCAAAATTTATAAGACATAGAACAATGGCTCAATTTTTAGACGCTGCAAACTTTCCATCAAATCAAAATCCTTTTGGCACTCCATCAAGTACAACAGAATTACCTCAGGAGATATATTTTATTGATAGAAAAGTTGTAGAAAATAGAGAAATCGTACAGTTTGAGTTGGCTAGTATTCTTGATTTAAATAATATTCGTTGTCCTAAATTACAAGTAACTAGGAAAGATTTTCCCTCTGTTGGTACTTTTGTAAACGCATGAACTGGAAAGAACAAGCTGCTATACACGCTGACAAACAAGCTCCTAAAGAGTCTTGTGGCTTGTTGGCTATTATCAAAGGCAAAGAAACTTATTGGCCTTGTGAAAACCTTTCAGAGTCACCAGATGAGTTTTTTGTTATAGATCCAGATAATTGGGCTAATTGTGAAGATGAAGGCGAGTTAATTGGCATAATTCATTCTCATGCTTATGGTTCTGCCTTACCATCTGAAGCAGATAAAGCATCTTGTGAGCATCTTGGTTTACCTTTTTATATCTATAGTGTTGAGCAAAAAAACTGGGTAGATTTTGAACCATCAGGTTATACATCTGGTTTATATGGCCGCACTTGGATTTGGGGCAAGCATGATTGTTGGAGTTTAATTACAGATTATTTTTTAAATAAAAAACAAATAAATTTAAAATTTTGGGAGAGACCTAAAAGTATAAAAACTTTCTGCGAAAATCCATATTTTGAAAAAGTTTTAACTGGTTCTGGTTTTAAAGAAGTTTCCAAAGATAATATTATTAATGATGATGTTTTGCTTATGCAAGGGTCAGATGAAAAATTAAATCATGTTGCTTTATATATTGGCGATCAAACAATATTGCATCACAACATAAGACAGTTGAGTTGTAGAGAATTATATGATTTAAGATATATAGAGGCCACAAAAAAGGTTTATAGATATGAAGCTTAAAAAAATAAAAGTTTATGGCAGATTAAGAAAGTTTTTAGGGCAGTCATATTTTGAAGCGGCTGTTGCAAGTCCAAAACAAGCATTTCATTTTTTAATTGCAAATTTTCCAGAGGTGGAAAATCATATGATGAATCAGTTGTATAAGATTAAAATGGGAGGTATGGAGATAACAGAGGATTTATTAAATTTACAAAGCGATGAAGATATACAAATAATTCCTATTGCCATTGGTGCAAAAGGAGTTGTTATTGGTGGACTATTAACTGGAATTGGTTCTGGTGCTGTTTT